GCCCGATATCAATATGTTTCTCCAAAAGGGTGCTGGCAGCGTTATCCGACGTTGTCTTAAGCGCTTTGGGATAGATCTTAACGACCAATCCATAAATCGGTCGTTAGCCCGTGAAGGCAGTCTGACCGGACGCTTAGCGACGCTTGATTTAGCTTCGGCTAGTGATAGTGTAACTGAGTCTCTGGTTCGGGTTCTCCTTCCTGAGGTATGGTTCTCCCTGCTCGACACTGTTAGGAGTCGAGTTACCATCATTGATGGTGAGGAACACCGGTGCGAGATGTTCTCGTCAATGGGCAATGGCTTTACGTTTGAGCTGGAGAGTCTTCTCTTCTTCGCTCTGGCAAAGGCCACGGCTTACTTTCGAGGCGTCCGCGGTGTCATATCCGTGTACGGTGATGATATCATCTGCCCAGCAGAGCTCTTCGACGACCTCACTTGGGTCTTGAATTACTTTGGCTTCCAGGTTAACACCGAGAAGTCATTTGGTTCGGGACCCTTTCGCGAGTCGTGTGGAGGTCATTACTGGGACGGGTTTGACATAACTCCTTTCTACGTAAAGGCTCCCATTGATACTCTTCCCGCCCTTATCCACTTCCTTAACGGGTTGCGGAGATGGGCGAGTATCGACGGCGTCGGGGTTTGCAACCCTTTCGCCGAGGAGCTGTGGCTCAAACTGAGGAAGTTTGTGCCGCACGATCTTTGGGGTGGTGGTGATATGGATTCCAAACAGCAATTGGTCAGCTACTCTTGCGCAAGCAAGAGGCTGGTCAATGTCACGCGTAAGCGTGGCCATGTGGACGGATCGTATTACCATTGGCTGATGACCGCAAGTAAACGACCTGAAGTCGATCCATATCGGCTGAGGAGTACGCACCAGTGGTTAGCAGCAATTAGGGCCGGAAAGGGCGATCCCGACGGGATCGTCACTTCACGTCGCGTAGACGTACTCGATGAGTATCGTATGCGTGATGTCCGGAATCCAACTGTGCCTCGTTTGCCCGCCCTTTTCCTCTCGGAATTGGGCTGACTGCCGAGTAACTTGGGGCAATAGCTCCAGGCCCGCGTGTAGCG